TCGTAGGGTCAATTGGAAGCTTCTGCACGAGATAGAGCACAACCACGACGAAGAGGATGGTCACGAGGATGCTGATTGTGGCGGACATGTGCCTCAGATCTTTGATCAAAAAGCCTTGCGGCAATGAGGCGTAAATAAGGCTCAGCTCTCGAAAAGGAAGGGAGGAGGATGGCGAACCCGATCTATGCACGCCTGCAGGCGACCGCACAGCGCCTCATCGTCAAGTATGGCCAGGCTGGTACCGTGACGCGCATCTCAGAGCCGGACCCCGTCGAGGGCGGCGACCCAGTGCCGACACCTTACACGGCCACGCTGGTGCCGATGGCGTACAGCGCCCAAGAGATCGACGGTACCGAGATCCTGTCGGGAGACATGCAGATTTACATTTCATCAGTCGGCCTCGCGATCGAGCCCAAGCCCGGCGACCTGGTCGCCGCCAGCGGCAAGACGTTTCGGGTGATCAAAGCAGACCCGAACAATTACGACGGCCTGACCAACGTCGTCTTCATCGTCCAAGGAAGGATCGCATCATGAAGAAGGTTAAAGTCGAAGTCGCAATGCGGCACGCCGGCAAGAAGGTGGGCGAGACCTATGAGGTGTCCGCTGTCCAGGCGAAGGCTCTGGAGGGCATCGGACTTGTGAAGCCGGCCACACAGGCTGCCGCCAAGGCAATCGAGAAGGCGGTGAAGGAATGAACCGGCGCTCGTTCTTTGGTTTCGCCTGCGGCGGCCTCGTTGCCGCCCCGGCTGCTTTGCTTGTCGGCGAGGCCCCTTCCTCGCAGTACATTCAAGGCGAAATCCTGCCGTTTGAACCCGTTGATCCCAACCCCGCCGTGGTTCATGTGATCAAGGTCGAGGTACAGCGCGCCATGGCGATCGCAATGCGGCAGGCTGAGGAAACCAGACTGCGCGGGTTTTCTGCCGCTCAGTACCGTCATGCCTGGCAGAAGGCGTAAAACTTGGCCTCCCTTCACCAGCAGCTTGACGCGCTCATTGAAGAGCTTTCCCCATCCATGGAGAAGGCTTTCCGGGAGGCGATCGAGGATATCAAGTCCGAGATCGTGCTTCGGGAAGTCGTCGAGCGGCTGGAACGCCGGGACATCGAGGGCGCCATTGCGGCGCTACATATCGATCCGGCAGCATTTCGCCCGCTCTCGGAAGCGGTCCGGACGGCATTCAACTCCGGCGGCCTCCTGGTCGCCAAGAACATGCCGCGCCTGTCCGATCCGATGGGCGGCCGTGTCGTCTTCCGCTGGGACGTGCAGAACCAGCGCGCCGAACAGATCATCCGCGAAGCCTCGTCGACAATGATCACGCATGTGACCGAAGACACGAAGCAGATGGCGCGCGAGCGGATTGAAGCGGGCTACGCCAAGGGGCAGGGGCCGAACACGATTGCTCTCGACATTGCCGGCCGCGTGAATCGCGTCACCGGCCGTCGAGAAGGCGGTTTGCTCGGCATGACGGCCCAGCTTGCCCGCACGGTCGAGAACGCGCGCACCGCGCTGCTCTCGGGTGATGTCGAGGGCATGAAGCACTACCTGACGCTGACGCGCCGCGATAAGCGCTTCGACCGGCAGGTCGCCAAGGCTATTCGGGAAGGCAAGCCGCTCCCGGCCGACGCCGTACAGAAGATCACCGGGCGCCTCTCTGACCGGTATGTCCAGCTCCGGGCCCAGACGATCGCGCGGACGGAAACGCAGTCATCGGTGCATGCTGCCAAGCACGAGGCCTATCAGCAGGGGCTGGACCGCGCCGGGCGGGACGCAAGCCTGGTCACCCGTCGGTGGCGTTCGGTCGGTGACGGCCGTGTCCGCCACACGCACCAGGTCCTGAATGCTGAAGAGGTAACCGGCATGGACCTCCCGTTTCAGTCTCCCTCGGGCGCGCTGTTGCGCTTCCCGGGAGATACTAGCCTCGGGGCCGGCGCAGCGGAGATCATCGGATGCCGCTGCCATGTCGAATACAACTTCGACTTTGCCGGGGAATATGCCAGATCGCGAGGCCGCTGATGGCTGAGAACCAGTCCTTCGCCGCCCAAGTCTCCGAATGGGTGAAGGCGGAGCAAGAGCGCGAGGCCGCCGTCCTGCGCACCGCGGCGCAGATGGTCGCCAATAACGTCCGGACCTCTGTTGCCCAAGGAGGCCGAATTCCGGTCGACACCGGCAACCTGAAGAACTCTCTGATGGCCTCGACCACGTCCATGCCGACGGTCGAGCAGGGCGAAAAGGAATATCCGGATCAGAGCGGAGAAATCGAGCTGATCATCGCCAACCTCGACGTAGGCGAGACGCTCTATCTGGGATTTCAGGCCGCGTACGGACCCCGCATGAATTACGGCTTCGTCGGCGAAGACAGCCTAGGCCGCCTCTACAATCAGGCTGGATACGGGTTCGTTGACGCGGAGGCGCAGGACTGGCCGCAGACGGTCAAACGCGCGGAAGAGACGGTTCGCGGTCGCTTTGAAGCGGGTCCGTCCCCTCGGACATGATGATCAGGGCCTTCTGAAGCACGTCGAGGTCTCGGATGGCTGCGGAAAGTACCTGCCGGCCGTTCTCAGTCTTCACGGTCTTGTTGAGCAGCAGCGATTGCGCCTCGTGCAGGAGGTCATGCACCTCGGTATCGCTGAGTGCTTTGTCGGCCATAGGCCAGAGGTAGCAGATGGCTGACACCGTTGAAATGAAAATCTACCAGGCGCTGCTGCTGAGAGCTCAGGCCTTCGTGCCCCCGGTCGGCGTCACCGTCGTGCTGCCGGGTGTCTCGTACTCACCGACAGCGACGAGCAAATTCGTCAGCATCGAGGTGCACTTCAACCGCTCGATCGAGACGGACCTGTCGCTGCAGCTTGATCCCATCCGGCAGGGTTTCATGCGCGCCAGCGTCATGTGGCCGAAAGGGTCGGCCATCGTGGACGGATACAATCTCGCCGGTCAGCTTCGCGCGCACTTCCGCCGCGGTACCAAGCTGTTCCGCACGGACACACAGGTTCGCATCGACGAGGATCCGGAGATCGGCGTCCTCGTGACGGGCAGCACGCACCACAACATCCCCGTCACCACCCGGTGGCGGTGTTACCCGCAAGTTCCGGCCTGATTGGCCTGCCGATCAAGCCCCTTCGGCAAGGGCAATCAGACAGAAAGGAATTCCACCATGCAGCTCTATCCGGTCGCTGGAAGTCGCTTCTTTATGGGAGCCGCCGTCAACTCTGTTCCCGATGATGATCTGGTCGAGGCCGATTTCGCGTCAGTCACGTGGATCGAGATCAAAGGTTGGCAAACCATGGGTGCTTTTGGCGACGCCAAGACGCTTATCACTGAATCGATCATCAATCGCTCGCGTGATTTGAAAGCGGGCGGAACGCGTAACGCCGGCTCGATGCAGAACAACTTCATCATCATGCCGACAGACCCGGGCCAGATCGCGCTGATCGCCGCCGAAGCCACTGACTACAACTACCCCTTCAAGATCGAGTTTGATGATGCTCCGCCAACGGGTACTGCCCCGACGCCATCGGAAGCGAAGTTTATGGGGATCGTGATGACCGCGAACGAACAAGGCGGCGGCGCGAACACGGCTCGTCTTCTGCAAGGCAACGTGGAAATCAACACCAATATCGTCCGGACTCCTGCATCGACCGGCGATTAAGAAATATGGCCCCAGCGCTTACCCGAGTGTATCCGGCTTACCTGGGTCCTTTTGATGCCATAGAGTTCGGCAATTTCCCTTTGGAGAAGGACCCCCTTTAGCTCCCTGATCTGGCGGACTTCCTCTTCCGACAGTTTCACGAGCGGATGGCGTTCACCCTTTCGGTGTGTGCCGTGGTCTACCTTCTCAAGTTCGTTCTCTTGGTGGGTGGCCCAATGCAGATGCGCGGGCGTGCAGCAACTCTCATGTCCTTTACCGCAACTGTGTGCCGCCTCGTGAAGAGGCGATGGCGCCGGGCCATGCCTCGCCTCGCAAACGATCCTGGTTACCAGTTGCATCCGCTTCCCGTTCCAAATGACGCCGTATCCTTTGCCATTTTCGGCAAAGGGCCAAGGGAGGCAATCATTCCCGTCATAGCGGATCGCGTCCTGCAAAAAGCGGGCGGGCGCTCCTTCCGCTGTCCTACCGGCTAGGGGATCACCGTGAGCTACGAGACGATAATAGTGCGCTTGGCACAATCCTTTGGCTTTCGTGGGCTTGCTGCATCCTTCAGCCGTACAGGTCGGTGATTGCCGCGGCGGCTCCCAAAGCGGATCGCCGTGTTTCTGCCATCGCTGCCAATGCAATGAACACCATCCGCGCCCGACGGCGCGCTTGTCACAATCATCAATCGAGCATAGACGAGGGTTAGCCATTTCGACCTCTCAAACAGGTTGGCTTGGTTAGAACGCGTCGTCGGGCGGCAACCCTTCGGCGCGTTCGCATTTTGTAGCACCTCGTCGCTGATTTTCACAGAAGATAAGGTGTCAAATGACCGAAAAAGCTAGTGAATCTGTCGTCGATCTCTCTCGGTTCGAAGACCTCATACAGTCACAAGAAGATGGTATCGACTTCGAGCTTCTGGACGAAATGGGGCGCCCGATCGGGCTTACACTCACCATGGTCGGCCCGGATAGCAAGCGGGCACGGAAGGCCATGAAAGAAGTGGCAGCAGAGTTTGCTGCTAGGGCGGAAGACCGCGGCTCACTAGCACCGGCAGAGGATGACGAAGACGAGCGCATGGCTTCGTACCTCTCGAAGGTGACTACAGGTTGGGCGCCCAATCCTGCAATTGGCGGGAAGTCTGTGCCCTTCACCGAAGAGAATGCACGGAATTTCTTCATTCGGTTCCGAATGTTTACGGAGCAGGCGCAGGCGAGGGCCGTTCGACGCGCCCCTTTCGTCAAAAGCTCATCGTACGCCTCTGCCGGCTGATCGAAGATCAGCAGAGTGGCAAGAAGCTGAAAATCCCAGCCGCCGGTGAGCATGTCTGGTTCTATTTCCGAGAGCTGGACAGCCAGCGGCAAGGCAACGGGTACAGCGCCAATGCGCTCGGATTCAGAGAGATTGAGGCGTGGTGCCGTCTACGGGAAATCACCCTGAAACCCTGGGAACTGGACGCGATCATCGCTCTTGATCTGAAGCGCCGCGAAGTATTGGCGCCCAAGGACAAGCAGCCCGAACCAGAGCAGCAGGTTTCCGAGCGTCCGCTCACGTCCCGTCTGTTCGACGCCCTTTTCCCGAGCAAGAAGTGATAGCCGATGTCTGAAGCTACCCTTGGTTTCAAGATTGACAGTTCGCCGGCCGTCAAAGGCGCGGCTGACCTCGATCAGTTGACGGCAGCCGCTGGCCGCACTCAACAGGCCGTTGGGAAGCTCGGGAACGAGGTCGAGCAGCTGGGCGGCGCGCTTGGCAAGGCAGGGCAGGGCGCTGGCAAGCTCAAGCCGCCGATCGACGATCTCGGCCGATCGTTCGGCGCGCAGGATGAGCATGTCCGTGCCTTCCGGATGGAAGTCGAGCGGCTCACGCTGAAGTATCAGCCGTTGGCGAAGGCCACACGCGATTACGAGGCGTCGATCGGAGAAATCCAGCGAGCGCACAAGCTCGGCGCGATCACGGCCCAGGAGATGACGCAGGCGCTTGATCGTGAGCGCCAGGCCTATGAGCGTCTGAAGACGTCGGCGACGGCCGCCGGCGCTGCGGTAAAGGCTGCAAACCAGAACCGGGGAGGCGCGCAGAGCTTCAACTCTGCCAATGTCGGCTATCAGTTCCAGGATATCGCCGTTACCGCCGCCATGGGCATGAGCCCGCTCATGATCGGTCTACAGCAGGGCACGCAGCTTGCATCCGTGCTCGGATCAATGGAGCGGCCGGTGTCAGGGCTTGCCGCCGCCTTCGCGTCGCTCATCAGCCCTGTTTCTCTTGTCACGATCGGACTGACGGCAGGCACGGCAGCTCTGATCCAGTATTTCACCACGGCAGAAAGCGGCAGCGATAAAGCCAACAAGCTGTTCGAAGAGCAGAACGACCTGATCCGGCGCGCGGCCGCGCTCTGGGGCGATGCTGCACCACAGCTGAAGGCTTACGTCGACGAGCTCGATCGCGCCGACAAGATCACGCAGGGCCGCGAGGCTTCGGAGATCATGGCCGGCCGTGAGCTCGAAGGGCTCTCCGAAAACCTTGATGCGATCCAGCAGCAGGGTCAGGCGGCATTCCGCGCTCTGCGGGGCGATCCCGCCAACGCGGTCATCATTCGCGATCTGCGGGAGGCCTGGGGCGATCTTCGGGAGCATTTGGACGATGGCACCGCATCCATGGCGGACCTCAACCGCGTGCAGCGGGAGTTGTCTTCTGCGGTCGCACAGTACGGTGTCCCTGAGGTTCTCGCCTTTCGGGATGCCTTCGACGAGGTCACCGAGGCGATATATCGCGGCGTCGAAGCCGCACAGAAGGCGCGCTCCGAATGGATTGCGGCTATCGCCGGCGGCACTAATGTGCAGGACATCATCTCCGGCTCGTTCTTCACCGACAATGGTCGGACGATGCGCACCGCGGACTTCATGCCACGCAACCCTGGTGTTCCGACCAGCCGACCGAACATCGAGTTGAGCGGAGAGCCGGACGCCACGACCATCTTAAACTCTGATGGCCGGCTGACGGGCGTCCCGGTACCGGGGCAGAGGCCGAACTTCTTCGAGCTCGAGTCTCAGAAGGAGAAGGTCGATGACGTCACCAAGGCCTACCGCCAGGCGGCAGAAGCAAAGGCTGACTTCTGGCTCGACATCTCGTTTCAGGAACGGCAGGCCGAGCGGAGCGCCATCGATCGGCAGGTTGCGACCACGCTCACGCGCTACGGCTTCAATGAGGACCTGAATTCGCCTGAGGCCGATGCCATCCGCCAAGGCCTTCGCCGAGAGGATGCAAAGGACGCGTTCAAGGGGTTCTTCGACGGCATCCACCAGGAGGCATGGGCGAACGGCGGCAAGATCGGCGATGCCATCGTCAAGTCGGCTTTGAGCGCTGCCCAGAAGGCCAGCGAAAAGGCTTGGGATGCCATCTTTGATCAGCTGGCCACCGCTGCGGCGAACTGGCTGACCGGCGGAAGCGGAAAGTCTTCCGGCGCCGGCGGCGTCGTCAGCAACATCCTTGGTGGCGCAGCGAATGACAACGCCACCTTTGCCGCTCCGGTAGGCGCCGTGAGCCGTTCGTCGCTCGGCCCCGTTTCGGGGTCAGGTGCGGAACTCGCTTGGAACTTCTGGAAGTCGAAGGGGCTAGCCGATCATCAGGTCGCCGGCGTCCTCGGCAACATCAAGGCCGAGAGCGCCTTCAACCCGCTGGCGGTGGGTGACGGCGGAAACGCCTTCGGGCTCTACCAGCATAACGACCGCAGGAACAACCTGTTCAGCGCGATCGGAGGGAAGGGGAACCTGAGGAACGCTCTGGCGCAGCACGAGTTTGCCTATAGCGAACTCATGGGGCCGGAAAACCGAGCTTGGCAGGCGCTGACGAGAGCCGGCAGCACCCGCGAGGCCACGGGGGCGTTCGCCGGCTTCGAGCGGCCGTCCGGCTTCTCCTGGGGCAATCCGGAAGGCGCGCATAACTTTGCCGGCCGGCTCAACGGCGCCGAAGAGGCGTTGGCGAAGTTCGGCGGAACGGCGCAGCAGGCGACGCAAGGTCTCGGCCAGTTCGGAAACGGATTGAGCCAGGTCGGTTCGTCGCTTGCGACGGGCGGATCAGGCGGGGGCGCCGGCTGGCTTTCTTTCCTCTCCGGCACGATCTTCTCCGGATCCGGCCAGTTGGCGAGGAGCGGAGGTATCGGTCTCTTCGCGAATGGTACGAACTACGCACCGGGCGGACTGTCAATTGTTGGCGAGCGCGGTCCGGAGCTGGTCAATCTCCCGCAGGGCTCGCAGGTGTTCGACACCAATAGGAGCGCCCGAATGATGGCCGGCAACGGCAATAACAGCAACGCTCCGGCAAACCTCAACGTCAACGTGATCGGTGCCAACGGCGATGAGCACGTCCGCGCCCTCGTACGGCAAGGCGTCGGGCAGGCGCTGTCTCAGTATAACGAGCAGCAGCGCCGCGTCGGCTTTGGGGAAACGCAGAAGCGATTTGTAGCGCAGAAGGGCTGATGGATGGCAGTCTACATCAACCAGCCGACTGTGCCGATCATGTATCTCCGACCGACCCGGGCGAGTTTCGACAACCCCGGGTCGGCGATCGACGGCGGCGTCAATGGCGTCGGGGAGTCGATCAGCATCGAGACCAGCGGCGGCGGCATCGTCACTGCTGTCTATGAACGGTGCGTCCTACAGGCCGAAGACACGGAGCGGCACGAGGTCATCAACTGGCTGGGCGCCCGTGGGAACGGGGGCTATCGCTTCTTCAACGTGCCGATCATCAATGACGGTATCGGGCCGTTCCCGATCATCGACGGGAAGAAGCGCCCGATCATCAAGGGCATTCCTCATTCAGACGGTTCGTTCTTCTCGGACGGTTCCGGCTACAGCCAAGCGACCGTCTACGGGGAAGTAACAGAGGCGGCCGGTCTCGGAGCCGGCATTCTGAAAATGCGCGTCTACGGCGCCGCACGGCCGCTGCGCTGGTCGGATTGGTTCTCGATCTACCACCCGACCAAGGGCTGGCGGGCCTATCGATATTGGGAGGTCATCTCTAAGACGAGCGAAACTAACCCGGTCTACACGCTTGCTATCGCTCCTCCGTTGCGCGAGGCGGTGACTGCCGGAACTCGCGTCGAGCTCGCGCGCCCAATGTGCGTGATGAAATTCCCCAGGGGCTACAGCCTGCCGTGGGATTATGAGGGCTGGTACCATTCCCGGCCGACGCTCCAGTTTACGGAGGCGTTCTGATGGAGTTCGTACCCGCCCACATCATTGAGGAGATGCGCGGCAGCCATCAGCTCGGCATCTTCCTCAGGGTCGATACGGATCCTGCCTTGCATCTCTGGTTCGGGATCAACGACATCCCGGCCAACTTCGACAGCATCGACCCAACCGGGACCGTCTATCTCGGCGGTGGCCGTCTCATCGGCGTTCCTACGCTCGAGGTGCTGGTCAACGGTACCGCCGACAGCGTCGAGTTCACACTTTCGGGGCTTGATCCGGCAACATCGGCGAAGATGCTCGACAGCCTGCCGCCGGTTCGAGGTGCGGCGGTCCAGATGGGTCTGACGACGCTTGATCGGTACTTCCAGCCGATGAGCAGCATCATCCCGATCTGGACGGGGACAGCTTCTCATACCGGGGAGGTGAGCCCGCCGGTCGAGGAGGGGGATAGCCCGAGCATCACGCTTTCCCTTGCCGTTGTGACCGGCGAGGCGACCCGTTCCCGTGGTGCGCGCTCGGTGTGGTCATCTCCTCATCAGAAGGCGATCTCGCCGTCCGACAAGTTCTGTGACGGCGTCAGCCGGCTAGCCAGGGGCGTTCAGCCAGTCTGGCCGAATTTCTAAGGAATGCCATGACATTGCAGGAATTTCTTAGTCTGCCACACCAATTCAGGTGGGGCGGGGTAGCTGGTGATGATTGCACGACCTTCTGCGGAACGTGGCTACGCGAAAGCGTCGGCGTGGATCCTGCGGAAGGCTATCGCGGCACATACAGCTCGGCCGATGGCGCTCACGGCATCTTGGCGAAGGCCGGCGGCCTGGTCGCCTTCGCCGCGGCCGCGCTGGAGCCGCTGGGCTTCGTCCGTACCGACGAGCCGCGCGACGGTGACGTCGGCGTTGTGCTCGCTCCTGCCGGCATGGCCGGGGTCAAGGAAATCTGCGCCATCCGCTTTGGCCCGCTTTGGGCTCTCCTGGCGCCGTCCGGTGTCATCGCCAAGAAACTTGATCACGTTGCAGCCTGGCGCGCGCCGGATGGAGATCGGAACGAATGAGTTTCCATCACCGCATGATGCTGCAGCGCTACGGGCTGGGCTGCACGACGTCGCTTTACAGCGAAGTTCTGTTTGATCCGATCTTCACGCCGATCTTTACGGCCGTGCTAGGGACGGGTGCCTTTAATATTGGCGTTGCCTCCATCTCTTACGCGTCGATCGCGTCGGCGATTGCAACGACGGCCATCTCAATCGGTCTCCAAGCGCTTCTGGCGCAGGCACCTAAGCCGCCGAAGCCGGAGGACGGCCGAGCACCGCTGAACCAGGCGATACCGTTCCGCGTCTATGCCGTCGGCCGCACTCGCGTGGCCGGCGCGCGGATGATGTGGGAGGCGAAAGGTTCCAATCTCTATTCGGTCCAGGCGATCGCCGGCCATCGGATCAAGTCGTTCAACCGGTTCTACCTCAACGACGACGAGGTGACGGTGGTCGACAATGTCGTTACGCCTTTGACGACGGGTGGCCGGTATGGAGCAGGGTCGGCAAATGTGAGGCTGTACACCCGCCTTGGTGCCAATCCGGAAACGCCATATTCCGAGCTCGTTTCGGCTCTGGGCGCGGACGGCATCTGGACCAACGACCACCGCGGAGACGGTCAAGCTTCGCTCGCCATGCGGGCGCACAATGCCGATGCACAGGATCAGCAGACGGCATTCCCCTATGGTGCGCCGTCACCGTCGGTAGAGATCGACGGCGCGTACTGCTGGGATTTTCGTGACCCGGCACAGAGTCCGACGAACCCGAACACTTGGACATGGACCCGCAACAGCGCGATCATCCTTGCTTGGCATCTCTGCTTCAACGAGTTCGGATTAGGTCTCGACTATCGGAAGGCGCTGCTGCCAGTCCTCGACTTCTGGAAAGAGGACGCGGACATCTGCGACGAGGACATTCCTCTCGCCGGCGGGGGCACTGAAAAGCGGTACCAGTGCAACGGTTGGGATACGACCGAGAACGGGCCGAAATCGGGGCTGAACGCAATCCTCGCGACGTGCGACGGTCATCTCGTCGCCCGTGGCGACGGTGCCCGGATCCTGACCGTCGGCAAGTTCCGCGAGAGCCGGACGGCAACGCTGACCGACGCCGATATCGTCGGCCACAACGTCCAATACGGTGTTCTTTTCGAGGACGAGTGCAACCGTCTCGTCCCGAAATTCACCTATCCGGCCACGAACTACACGAGCTGCGACACCGACTTCTTCGAGGACACGGACGCTCAGATCGCCGCCGGCCGCGTCCTCACGATGGAGGGCAGCTACGAGTGGTGCCACCAGTGGCGGCAAGCCCGGCGCCTCGGAAAACGTGACTGGCTGCGGCAGCGCCAAGAGGTCAAGGGCAGCCTCGATGTCAGGCTTTCCGGCATCAATGCCGTCTATGCGCGATGGGTCCGATTGGAGACGCCTAAGCGCCTGCCCAAGCTGGACGGGAAACTGGTCGAGAACCGCCGATCGATCGTGGCCCTCACGAAGGGCGGCTTCACGATGGACTTCATCGAGCATCCCGAAGGCATCGACGACTGGAACCCGGCCACAGAAGAGGGGCAGCAGCCGCCGGTACCGCCCGCACCGAATGCCTCGGAGATCCCGACGCCCGTCATAAATCTCATCCAGGCGAAGGCGAACGGCGGCAGCGTCTATATTCGCGTGGTCATCATTGATCCGGAGGACGGCAGTTTAACCCCTGTCGTTCGATACCGGGTCGCAGACGCCGATGGGCTCGGAACGCCTGGGGCATGGGTGGAGCAGCAAAACCCGAGTGCGGAGCCGGCTCTTGGCTATATCGATCTGTCAACCGGGAACGTCCCAGCCGACAAGGTGCTCGATATCCAAGTGGCCTTTATGGCGTCCAGCCGGAAGTACTCCAACTGGTCCGTCACTGAAACTGTCACGTCCACTGCAGATCCAACGCCTCCAGGCGCCGTTGTATCACCAAGCGCGACGGGCGGCGCAGGCCAGGCAACCTACAACTGGACCGCTCCGAACAGCAGCAATTACGCCGGCGCAAAGGTTTATTGGAACACGATCGATGACTTCGGCACGGCAAGTTATTTCGGTCCACCTGAATACGGCGCTCCTAGCAGCATAGACGAGACTGTCCGGTCGTTCGCCGCAGGCACCTATTACGGCTGGGTTGTCTCTATCAATCGCTCCGGCATCGAAGGCTCGCCGGTAGCTACGGGCTCCTTCACCGTCTCCTGACGCATCTCAAACCTTCTCGCTTTCTTCGTCCTGGTGTTCGCGCCGGGGCGCTTTCACATGAGGAAACCATGGCCTTTTCTCCAAACGCTGCGACTGTATACCAGGATGGCCCTTCAATAGATCCTTACGAGCCGTCTAAGCCGCAGATTCGCGAGCTTCTCACCTCCTACGAGACGGTAATGGACGCGTTCACGACGAACGCCGGCCTCATCTTCACCAGTCTTGCGGCAATGAACGCGGCGGCGCCGTCATACACCGAACCCCGGTCGGCTTGGTTGTTCGATGGCGCGAACTCCGGCGTCTATGTCCTCGATCCGACGACCGACACGTGGATGAAGGTCGGGCGGCTTCCGTATGATTTTGTGATCGGCACCGATCTCGGCGCAGGCACTGCGGACGCCATTCAGATCACGACAGATATTCCTGCTTCTGATGGGATGATTGTCGCCTTCGAACTCTTTGAGAGCACGTCTTCGTCGCCTGTGACCATTTCGATCAACGGCGGGACGGCGCTTACGCTTAAGACAAACCGCGGCAACAATGCGTCTGCGCTCACAGCCGGCATGGATATCTGGGGCCGCTATCGGTCTTCGGACAGCACGCTGCGGCTGTTGAACGATCAGGATGTTTCAGCGCTTGTGGAGCAGGCTGAGGCAGCCGCGGTTGCTGCAGAGGCAGCCCAAGCGGCGGCGGAAGCGGCGGCGGCAGGCGTCAACCTGCCGAGCGCCGTCGCTGGAACATATCTTCGCCAGAAAGCTGACCTCAGCGGCTACGAAACGGTCACTACTGATGAATTACGAGATGATCTCGACTATCTCAAGGGGTTCAACGCCGATGGCGTAGCGGACGATAAGCCCAACTTCACTGCGCTCGAAGCGAAGATCACCGGCCGGACCATTGACCTATACGGGATGATTTACTTCCTCGGCGATGGCGTCATTCCGTCAGGGAATAATTACATCAACGGCTTTTGGGCACGATCCAATGGCGAAGCAGTCAATCCGATCACGATCTTCACGCCGGCAGCGGACACTGTGCTTCACACAGCCTATGTTCTAGCGAGTGACGAACGGTATAACTCTCACCCGCAAGACAAAGCGCGCGCATACAAGGATATCCTTTTCATTGCATGGACCGGCGGACGGGATCACGTCTCCAATGATATTCACATCATGTGCGCCAGGTCCTTCGATGGCGGCCGAACTTACCAACAAGCGGAAAGGCTGTTCCAAGTCTCGGCGACGAATCGAAACGCCTTCCACCATGAGATCATGGACGGGCAACAATGCTTTATTGTTCGCGATGGTGACATTCCAACACAGCACCATCTGTATCTTCGCCGCGTCGGATATCTTGAAGAAAAGGTGACGGCCGACCTGGTTGCGCCGACTGCGGGCGGAACTGCTTATCAGTTTCTCTACCAGTTTCACGGGTGCCGATCCGGAAACACCTTCCGCTTTAAGCAGGCAGTGACGATCGGCGGCGGAACCATCCCTGCAAACACGCTCTTCACCGGCACGAACGGAACGCCGTCCCGCATACACTGCACTGGACCGGTTTCTGCCGGCGCGGAGCAAAAAACAATAACCGTCGATGTCGAATGGATCGAAAGTTCCGGGTGGACAGAAATAACCTTCGGCGGGGTCGCTCTTGGCTCTCACTTGATCGCGACCGTTGCGGATCAGTCGGGGCAACCGACTATGTTTCACGGCGGCTTCGCCGATCCCGGCACAGGCGGAACGCTCTTCACCCACATTCACGGCGGGAGCGTGACACCAGGCCCGTCTCTGGTAAAGCTGACAGGTTTGCTCGGGAACTCGCCGGCAATCGCCTTCTGCAAGAAGATTTCGACTGCCTCCCGCAATGAAGCAACAAGCAAGAGGCTGAAGTCGAACATCATCGGCGGTTTCGCGCGGACACAGTTCGCCGACAATAGCCCCATGGCCTGGATCTACAACGAGACGACCGACACGTTTACTACAGCCATCAACGGCCCCGTTGGCTGGTTTCAGTATTCGCCGTTCCCCTTCGATGTAGACCCAGCAACCGGCCTCATGCTCGGGCATGCCTCCTTTAACCGTGCAGGCACGAAGGACATTACCGGCAACTATCAGAAAGGGCCGGTGATGCAATATTGGTTTGAGGCGAACGTGGACGACTTCATTGCCAATCGCTGGGGAGCGGTAAGGTTTTACGAACTCGCAAATGCCTACAAATACTCAAAGAGTTCGGGGATCAATGCGGTCGGCGTCGGCTCGGTTATCTTCCATCGCGGCGAATGGCATCTCTTCTTCTCTACTGACAAGGAGGATCAAGCGAAGGGAACAGGGCAACCGCAACTTAAGGACGTCGTCCTGCACCCACAAAGCGGCAAGGTGTCAAAACGTAACGTTCAGCGCCTTGCCGGTATCGGGTCCGCGGGCGAAATACCTGCGCCTATCATTCGCGACAAAATGCTCATCGAGCAGCTTCAAGGGAGCAACGCCCCGAAGTACGTTTTCACGTGTTCGGCTGCTGGCACGGCTTCTGATCCTTGGACGGATCACGGCGTCATCACTCCGACGCATACATTGGCGTCTGGCGTCTACGTGTTCCCCGCGCCGGGTCCGAACTACAAAGTCATTCCCATGATTGTCGGTGATGATGTTCGAGAGGCGCGCGTAACCCAGAGAGATGCATCAACGTTCACCATTACCGTCAAGCGCGTCTTGACCGGGGCGGTCGAAGATGGGGCCTTCGATTTGTTGGTGTGGGTCAAGAATGATCTTTATCGGATCGCGCCGTAATTGGCGTCAAGCGAACGGGTCGGCGGTGCGGGAGCGTTTCTCCTCCTCGGCGAAGTACTTCCTCTCCCACTCGTCATGCTCCTGCATGAACTGATGCCAGTCGGGCTCATCCTCTTTCTGGTTTTCGGCGGGCGTCGAAGGTTCCTCCTCTTCGCCCGTCGATAGCCAGTGAAGAAAGGCGAACGTGAGAGTAGATCCGGCGAGGCAGATTGCCCCGCCGATCTCTCTGCCGGTCAAGGCCATCGCCAAGCCCGCAAGGCCGGCAAATATGGCGGCATCCAAAGGAGTGATAAACCGGGAGATCAAAGGAAACCCATCCTTTTGAGAGTCTTATCGATCGGCTTTGCTACAGCATCGGGCAACAGGATATCACCCCATTTGACCACGGTTCTCCGGATCGGACCATAGCCATTTAGGCGCCTTTCGAATTTGTCTTTTGCTTCCGGAGTCTTGACAGCGGTCTTCCCGTTCTTGCCCCAGCGCTTGGAGATGAAGGATTTGTTCATCCAGAAGGCATGCCGCCAGTCTTCCTTCTCCATGAATGAAGCCCAGATGTTTTCCAGGTGGGCGAACTCTGGCTTGTTCTGGTAGGTATCCCACGGATTTTCGCCGACGAAGTGCAAAACCTTCACATCGTTTATATTGACGAGGTTCGGGTGGTTCACAGGTAGCCGCTTGAGCGTGTTGTATTCGACTGGGAGCCACTGGACATCGGAAGCGAAAACGACATTCAGGAATCCTTGGTCTCCGCCGTCTGAGCTGTGGCTGTGGGGGATGGCCGAAAAAACTTGGTTCTTCAGGTCTTCCGATGGGGAAAAACTGAAGACGCCACTGTTGAAGGCAATGTGCAAAACCGTTCCCCAATCGGGAGCGGCCCAGAACCCATCGCGCTCGAACAGGTCGTCTATGCTCTTGAGCACCACGCAGTCGGCGTCAACGAAGGTGATGCGATCGTAGTCGAGTAAGTCGAAGACGCGCAATTTCGTAAATGTGCCGGCAAATCGGGATTGACCGTGACTGTGCGGATTGTTGATCGGCTCGACTTTTAAAGTCGAGACGTTGGGGAGATGGCGCAGCAGCCGCGGCGTATATGGATCAGTGTGCAGTACGAGCAGCGGAGTATCGGAGACGGCCGCAAGAGACCGTGCGAGAGCCATCGCCCCGATGGCGTAGCGGCCATCCGCCATCGTGACATAGACGTTGCCCTTCCGACCGGTTCCCTCCGGTTTGGGTTCCGATCTGCGCGTTTCTGTCCGGTCGAGGTGGGGAGCCATGATCTCCATGCGAGAGAGGCCGACAAGATCGAACTCGTACTGTGCACGGATGGCACGGAGAAAATGCAGGTCAAGGTCTAGGCTGTGCTTCTTCTCGTAGCCGGCCGCGATGTCCTTCTCCTGAAGGTGAGCGCGAACTGTGTCCGGCACGTCCCAGGCGTAGCGTTGCGCCATGTCGGCGTAGAGATCGATACCAGAGATGTGTATCCTCTTGAAGCCGAGGATCGCGGCTACGGCGATCATCTGCATGCCCTGGGTTGGAAGAGGGCGCCCCATCATAAAGCGTGCCAGCGTCGGGTTCGATGCGATCACCGCCCAGTGATCGAAGTTCGGCATCAATGCAGCAGCAGAGGACGTGACAACCTTCTCGCGCAGGTCGGATGCCTGGAACGGTTGGAAAAAGGCCTCGATCTTGTACTGATCGAGCTTCTGAATTTCCTTCAGGTTGTCGCGCAGGCCGGCGTTATCCACGGACCAGAAGAAGCCATCAACGCGATCGCCGTAGAACTTTTCCGTTTCAAGGAAAAACCAGTTTGCGCGAAAGATGACGGAATTTGCGGCCTGCTCCTCGCTCAGCCGGACCTCGGCAGAGGAGGGGCCGTTACCGACGATGTAGCAGTCCTGATGCAGGCGCCCTTCGAAATGACGCTGAATGCGCTCGATTTCGTTCGGGACGGAAAGGCTGTTCTTTGGGAAGGACACCTAGGTCATCTCCTTCGACAGCGAGATGTGACCATTCTCGCTCGTGAGTTTCCAAACGTCGGGTTTGAAGGGAGGATTCGCCCCCGACTCAGTCTTCAGAATTGAATGAAATCCGCAAAAGTTTTGGGGCGGGAACGCCAGGTTTCTTCACAACACACCACAAAAGCCCTTTATCCTTGCAATCGTAGGTTCGTCAAACCTGATTTTATCAGCTGGCCGGCAACCATCTTTTTAGTTGTGTCCGTGCCCATTGCCCTTCAGGACTTCGGCCGTAACAACGACACGAGGCGGGTTGAGTCAAGCTCTAGGGTGGCCTAAAACTCCGAATATCTGATTGGAGACGTCCCATATGACGCTGAAGGAACTGATCGAAAGGCTGGAAAGCGCGGATCGCGCGGATCGCGTCTTTGACGGGGCGATAGGTACGATTCTCGGCTGGCGTCGAAAAGTGGAAAACGTCAGCAATGACTCCAGCGGAGAAACGAGAAAGCGGGTTTTATGGGTCGTGCCTTCGACAAACGACACCGGGACTGTCCCGCATTTCACTACTTCACTTGACGCTGCAATCGAACTTATGGAGACAATCGCTCGCAGCGACACATGGGGGGTCAGTTTCGCAGATGGGATGGGCACAGCGTTGATCGGTTCGGGTCCATACTGTGTTGCTCCTACACCACCAATGGCTCTATGCATCGCCGCGCTCAGAACCAAGCTGATGCGAGAAGACGGCCCGCGCTAACAGACCGCCTTCAATTGCTACCTTAAAATAATCTCGGCTCAAAGCCGCCGCCAACAAGGCGATTGAGCGTCCGGGATATGCCCTTCAGGCGATCGATGAAGTCCTGTTCGGTCATCGGGTCACCGAGCAGGTGCTTGTGCCGGTCTTCTTTCTTGAGGCTCGTCGACGTCTCCGTCGTCACGACCTTTGACCGCTTGGCGCGATCTTCCTTCACGAAGACGGTCGTGATGTGCTTGCCGTTCTGGTGTTTTGGGATCTCGTCCTTCGACCCAGCGATAAAGTCGAACCGGACGAAGTCCTTCGGGATCATGTAGTCACCGGAGTAGCAGTTAAAGGGCAGCTCTGTGTTGTCGATCACAATGAGGTCAACTTCATCGAAGTTCGCCTTCGAGATCTGATAGACGAATACGGGACCGCGCAAGCTGCCGTCGAACAGCAGGACGTTGTTTCCGGGATGGTATGCCGTGATCAGGTCGCGTTCAAGGTTCACGATATCCTCGGTGTTCAGCGACTGCCGATTTTCTGTCCAATAGCGGCGTCGCCCTGTATCGAAGTTCGGGTTCCACTCGCACGGGACAAAGTGAAGTCGAACGCGCTTCATCATCTCCGGGTTGTTGTAGAGCTGCATATAGATCCACAGGAACCAATCCGGGGACGCCTCGACGGAGGTCACGCGTTCGGCGCGAGATGCCCAGAAGATCGTGCTACGGCCTCCGCCGAACTCGAGCACTTTGTCGGTCGGCAGGATGTTGGCTTCAAGCCAAGCTTTCGCACCTTCGGTGAACCACGGAGTGCCGGCACCAAGCCATTTATCACGACCCATGGAGTAAAATTCGGCGGTCGCGCGATCGACGGAAGTTTTGGGTTGGGTGAGGGTTTTCAGGGCCTCCCGCATTTCCTCATTTTGTTTTTTTAGTTCCTGCAGTATGTCTGCGTTCGCCTTCTGGTCCAAGATGCTGCCCTCTGTTGTCGGATTTGAAGGCGGCACCTTTGCCGAAGGCTAAACTGGCTGTCAACCGATGAGGATTTGAAATGGCCCTTAGGGATCTGATCGAACAAGTCAGTAAAGCGACTGGTCCGGAGAGGTCTATAGACGGAGCCATAGGCCTTCTTATGGGCTGGAAACGGAAGGTCGATTATGAGCAGGCGAAGGGAACTCCCACAAGAATGGTCAGTTGGTTTCTCCCTGACGGCATCACGCCAGGTAAGGTCCCTGAATTTACCAGGCATGTCGATGCGGCAGTGCAGTTAGCTGAGATGGTGTCTCCGGGCTGCACGTATGGAATAGGGTCGAAAAATGGCCGTAGCCGCGCGACCATCAACGAAGACCACTTTAGCGAAGCGGCAACGCCAGCCCTTGCTATGTGTGCCTCGGCTCTAAAGCTTAAAAGCGCCCAAGACGGCGACGACGAATAGGAAAGTAGTGGCCTATTTGTGTCGCTGCGTTGAGGAATAAAGCAAGGGACGGATGAAAGTGAACAAGTTCGACTTTTCCAATTTTTCGGTAGATGAGATTGATGCTGCCATCGCAGAGTTGCAGAAATTGAGGGCTGACAAAGTGGAGCAGCGCCGTGCCGAAATAGTCGAGGAGCTGCAGCGGCTCGGAGGAGAGTTGGAGCGTCTGGTTGGTCCTGAAAAGCCGAAGAAGAAGTATGCCCCTTTGTTCAAAGACGAGAAGGGAAATAGCTGGACGGGGCGTGGCGCTCTCCCCGTCTGGTTACGGGAGATCGAAGCTGCCGGAGGCAGCAGGGAAGATTACAGGATCAAGAAGTCCTGATCAGATGCCAACATCTTTGAGCCCCGCCGTCGAGCGGGGTTTTTTATTGGCTAATAGGCAGACACTTCCTCCCAAACAGTAAGGTGACATCATATGGCTCGGGAAACTCTTCCCATCGCTCTCGAACTCATGTTCGGGGATGCGGGCGGCTGTTCGAACCCTGCTTCGGGCGCTCCTCGGGCGAGGCCCGTCGCTGGAGGCAGGCGCCAGGCCTCTAACCGCCCCGTCCGCCGTCGGAACGGCTAACCGAAGCTTAGCGCCGGACGGTTGCTCAACGCCATTAGCCCTTCCGTCGTAACCCCACATTCATAATCAGGAGAAACCGATGAGCGCCATCACCGCTCAGCAGGTTCGCGCTGCCGCGAAGGGCAGGGTGAACGAGAGAAACCTCGCGTCCGTGCTTGTGGCGTTGGACAGATACGGCGACCGCTTCGGCATGGATCGGCCGCACCGGCTCGCGCAGTATTTCGCCCAGCTCATGCATGAGAGCGGCGACTTCCGATACGACCGCGAGATCTGGGGGCCGACGCCGGCGCAGCAGCGCTATGACACCCGCACCGATCTCGGCAACACGCCTGAGAAGGACGGCGACGGATACCTTTATCGCGGCCGGACCGGCATGCAGTTGACCGGAAAGGACAACTATCGCCAATTCCGCAACTGGTGCCGTGCGGCCGGACTCGATTGCCCGGACTTCGTCAAGAATCCTGACGCGGTCAACACCGACCCTTGGGAAGGCTTGGTGCCGCTGTTCTACTGGGACACCCGGGATCTAAACCGCTGGGCCGACGAGGGCGACGCCGAGACCATCACGAAGAAGATCAACGGCGGCAAAAACGGCCTGGCCGATCGGTTTGACCGGCTGGCGCGGATCTCGCTCGTTCTCCTCGGCTACCGCGCCGACAACGTCCTTCAATTCCAGGCTGACCAAAGATTGCAGGTCGACGGCGATGTCGGCCCGAAAACGCGCGCTGCGATGCATACGGCGCTTGTGGCACTCACGCCGGGCGAGGCGGCGCGGCCGGAGGTCAAAGCGGCGCCGGTGACGGAGGAGAAGCCGGTACCGGTACCTGTCACGCCGCCCAGCCTCGACGCGCCGTGGTGGAAATCGAAAGAGGTCATCACGCCATCTGTCATCGGCGGCGGCGCCTCGCTGGTTACCGCGATCGGCGGCATTCCGTGGCAGAACCTCCTCCTGATCCTCGTCGCGTTCGGAGGCATTGCCGGCTTCCTCTACTGGCGCAAGAACGCCGATCGGAAGGCGGTGGCAAAACAGGTCGAGGGGATGGCGTGATGCTTTCCAGCCCTCGGATCATCGCGGCAGTCGCCGCTCTTTCCATCGTAGCGATCGTCCTTGCTTGGATCTACCGGCAGGGGGGCGACGACATTCGTCAATCCATCGAAAGGCAGAACAATGAAGCTGGCCGCACTGCGGACGATGTCCGCTCTCGCTTTGACCTTTGCCCTCCAGGGATGTGGGACTTCGGCGCCGGCAAGTGCCGACGGTCTCCGCCGGGTGGTGGGCACTGATCTGATCGGCGCGCGCGGCGCGACGCCGGCAGATCAGCGGAAAATAGACCGGACCGTCGTCGGCATCTGTGCCGCTTCGGTCTGGACGAAAGGGGAATGCGCTCGCCACGGCGAAGCGCAGCAGTAAATCGCATCACACTACGAGGGCAGGGGCTTGGCTGAAACACAGGAAACCGAAAAGATGGTCGCAACTCCGAAATGGCGGTTTGAATATAACCTCAACACCTTGGTGATCCTATTCGGCTTTGCCGGCGGCCTCATTGCGTGGGGCGCGACGTGGGAGAGGGTAAACGCCAATCAGGACTCGCAGGCGAATTCCATCGATCGTCTCGACAAGCGCCTGACCGCGGCCGAGGTCTCTCTACGGCAGATCGACAATCACGAGCTGCGGATCTCGGCAGTGGAGAAGCAGGCGGCCGAGGCGGCCACTTCAATGAAGGCCGTCGAGAGCACGCTCAACAGCCTTTCCATCGATACGCGCGTGATGCGCGAGATACTGCAGCGGATCGAGGCCAGTCAGCGCGACGGGGCTCAGCTGCGGCGCTAACAAAAGAGTGGCTCGCCAGTTGCTGAATGAGGGTAAGCGCTTGCCTGGTTAGATACGCCATGTGAAAACGGCTGTATTGAATTTAGAAAGCACAAGATGCCTCCCCCTCGCGACGCCAGCATGGAAATCATCAAATCGGCCGACGGACTCAAGAGAATCGTTATTGTAGCCCGACATGACGGCCTCTACACTTGGCGTCACGAGGTCTATTTGCCTCCGAATCCTGAGTACGGCTTCACAGAAGATTGGGACGCTGAATACCCTTACAGCAACGGGATTTATGCGACCAGAGAGCACGTTTTGCAGGACGCGCTCGGTCAGGTGAAGTGGTTGTCGGCGGTGTTAGATCGTTCTTGATCCCGCTTCTGCTGAGAGTACAATAAGCTATGCGACGTTCGAAGCGGTTCCCTTGGATGGAACGGGGCGAATAGGCCCAAGCTAGATGATGACAGCGTCGCGATCGGAGCTGCAGCGGACCCTGGCCAATCCTAACT